AAGGATTGTGTTGTGAAGGGCTTAAAAATTTAAAATTTTTCTTGTGACCCCTGGCCACAGCACTAGCAGCGGGGCGCTCGGCCCTGTCCCCCCCCTGCCTTGAGGCCGCCGGCTAAATTTGTGCGCCGCAACATCCAGCATGTAGGAATATAGTTCTATGCTACCGGGGATTGTGGTATGCAGCTAGTGGTTGCGCGTCATGTGGCCTTGGTCCTTTCTGCTTCCGATGACTAGACACTAGCACATGGCCGGCAGGCTGTCAAACATTTTGTTGCATGGGCAATATGGGCAGTCAGCTTTCAGCACCTGGCGAATACCTGGCGCGCCGGCGCCGGACTAGACGCGGCGGTAAAACTTGACGCTAGGTATGGGCAGTATGGGTCAAATGGGCAGCCCATTTTAAATCGCTACGCCGCAACGGCGTCTGCATTCCCGTCTACATACTTATCCACATACCCTCAACCCTCTTAACAATAGAAGATAAAGACTACCCATATTACCCATGTGCCGATGGCGTATAGCTTTTAGCCGCCTCGGCCTATACCCCACGCAGTACCCCACGACTACCCAACGACTACCCCAAACTGCAACACATTTTCTTGCAAAAGAATGTTGACAGGCAAATCAGGATGTGAGATAACTTGTCCACACAACAAGAGGAGATGTGGACATGACATTCGACGACTTCCAAGCCACACGGCACGACGTGACCGCAGCCGATGCGCCGCAGCATGTGCGCGACCTGATCGACTATGACGCCACCATCGACACGGTGCTGCTGTACGAAGCTGAAACGTGGATCGCGCGCCGCGCCGACGGTCAGTATTGGCTGTTGATCTGCCGTGACGAGTACTTGACGCGCGACCTGCCGCGCCTTGAGGCAGCGCTGTACGACTTCTATCGCACGGAGTGCATGTGATGGCTTACGTCCTGCTTATGCGCGACATCAGCGGGCGCGGCTACAAAGCGCTCCACAAGTTCAAGGTTGAGGGTGAGCGCGACGCATTCGTGATGCAACGCCTCATGGATGAGGAATGCGAGGCGGACTACATCGAGGAATGCCTTGACGCCCTCGCACGTGGCCAGATGATTGAAGAAGGAGCAACACAATATGAATATCTGTAACAAACCTCTAGCCGCCGCTGGCCTTACCTCATACCGCTATCGCGGCAACTATGGTTGGGTAATGATCGGCGCAACAGACCACGCCGACGCATTGCGGGAAGCGGCACGGTCTGTTTCTAACCACACGCCGACACTTGACCGTCTCCAAGTTTGGAACGGCGCTGAATATGTGCCGTCAAGTAATTCTTGACAATACGTAACGCCGTCTATAATATCCACAAACACAATCAACTAGGGGAAAATACAATGTCTTACAATGGTTGGAAGAACCGCGAAACTTGGCTGGTCAACATCTGGTTCGGCGACACGTTCCAGATGGAACTGGAAGACGGGATCGAGATCACGGCGGACTATATCCGTGAGACCGTCGAAAACTACGTTGACGAGATCGTTGGACGCGGCGACGGCTCAGGCTTCGTACAGGACCTGCTGTACCTTGGCGGGATCGACTATGACGAACTCGCCTCGCACTATGAGACGGAAGAAGAAGTGGTGGAGGGCTGACATGCTTAAGGACATTGCCTTCCTCGCCTTACAGCTTGCCAAGGTCGCGGCGCTGTTGCTCGGCTCTTACGCTTTCCTGTTTACCTTCATGCTCATCACGAAAGGCTGAACCATGTTCTACATCCCCATTACCGTTACAGTTTACAAGGACGACGTCTGCTTGTTCGAGACGGATTGCGAGGCCCGCATTGAGTACACCATAGACGGCGCTGACGTTGATTGGGATATCTCGGAGTTTCATTTTACCGACGTGAAAAACGGTAATCCGATCTACACCAAAGTCGCGCGGCACATGCCGCTCTTTCACATCCTGTACGATGCCGTAGACCGTGAATGGCTGCACGAGCAAGTTATGGAAGCCGTGATTGATAACGGAGAGGTGCGCCGCTATGCGTGACTATACAGACATGCTGAACATGCCCCCGGCGGAACTCGTCCGCCATGCGCTCGAATGCGCCAAGGTCGGCATGCTGTCCATCGCCCTAGTTGAGGCGCTGGCGGTACAGTTGAAAGACACTGACGAGCTGTGCGAGAAACTGCACCAAGCCAACGCGGGCTTGCAAGTTGACCTAGACGAAGCGCTAGACGCCCGCGACGAGTGGCAAGGTCTCGCAGAACAACTCAATGGCGTGGTGAAAGAATGGAACCGTTGAGCGCACACTGGCAAGCCAACGTGGCCGGCCTTGACGACGTGGACCTGTTGCGTTTCCTGGCTGCCGTCAAGGTACGCTTGGACAATCACGCGGCGGCGCTAGAGGCGGCAGCACAAGAGGCCCGCCGGCGCAACCTGCTCGCAAAAGAAAAGGACGGCCCCAAGGGGCCGCCTAGTCTAGTTGTGGGGACGAAAACAGGGGCAAATGTAACAGAAAGCGGCACAGATGGAAAGTAAATTTAAGGACGACGTTGCCCGGCTCTGGCAGGCGCACAAGGCCCACATGGCGGAACAACGCCGCCGCTACCCGGCCAAGCGTATCGTGGCCGCCGTGGCGGAGGCCCACGAACTGACGGTAGACGAGCTGCACAGCATCCGGCGCCCGCGTCGCTACTGCCACGCGCGCCACCATGCGGCTTGGGAACTACGCCGACGCCGGCAGGACCTGGGGCTTAGCCAGATCGCGGCGCACCTGAACCGGACGGACCACACGACGGCGCATCACAGCTATACGACGTTCGCGCGCATGGTCGCGCAGGGCCGCTACGCTGCCGAACGCGCCCGCGTCGAGGCCATCCTGGCGGAGGACGCATGCTCTTTTTCATAGGTTTCGCCGCCGGCGCCCTCATGGGCACCGCCTGCCTCTATTACACGCTGCTACGGCGGCCAGCCCCACCACCCGTTCCCAGAGTAACAACACGCTTAACCAACAGAGAAAGGACGATAGAACTATGAGCCTGCAAAAGATGATTTCCGACGTTGAAACCGAACGCGCGCACAATCGCGTCATGGGTGACAGCCTGGCCGACCAGTTGCGCGAAATGAAATTGCGCCATTGTGAGGAAATCGACGCCTTGATTGCCGCGCTACAGATCGAGATCGAGGCCCGCGACCAGGCCCTTTATGCGATGGTCAACGGCAATGCCTGACAACCTCATGCAATGGCTGCAATACGCCTTTTTCTTCGGTGGCGCCCTTGGCGGCTGGACGCTGCTGATTATGTTCGCGCGTGAAATATGGCGGCGGTGATCGGTATCCTCATCGCCGCCGTGCTGCTGGCATGGCTTGATCTCTAACTCTTGACCAACTTTAGACCCGGTTCCGGCACACCTGCCGGGGCCGGGGCTGGTGCTTGTTCCACCATGCGCCGCAATTCGCTCTTGGTATGTGTGTGCGCCATGTCCTCGCGCGCCCAAAGGGCCTTCTTGGTCTGATATTCGGCTGACTTGACCATCCCCAAGTCGATCCATCCCGCCTCTTTAAGCGCATGCAGGATGGCGGCCGGCACCACCTTAGCCCCATTGGGGCTGCCGGATTGCAAGGCGCTACAGATGCGATGCAGCGGCGACGACACAACACCGGCCGCAAACTCTATCGAGGGACGCTGGATCTGCTCCACAATGTAGCTTTCGGCCATGCTGCGGCCGTTCTCGATCAACCGTTCCTTGTACTCGGTCCACAGGGGCGTGGCCTTGGGATTGAACGCCGAGACGTCGCGCAAGGCCAGCCACTTGGCTACGCGGGCCATCCCGCCGTGCTTGTACCAAGCCCACAACGCCTTGCCCTCATCCTCCGTCATGCGCGGCGCATCGGACCAGATGCAGAACCATCGCCGGTCCTGCGTCTCCAGCGTGATCGGCACCGAATGGTTCGAGAACGCCAGCACGAACACGCGGTTGACCATATCGTACGGGTGCAAGCCCTTGCGCTCGATGGTCAGGGTGTCCGGCGGGGCTGCAATGATCGGCTTGAGGCTGTTCGCCAGCGCGCGCCGCTCGGCTGCTTCCGGTTCCTTCAACTCGTTGAGGATCATGATTTCGCTTTCCAAGGCATAGCCCCAGCGCGAATTGACGTTCTTGCCGTCCACCAGGCCACGGTTGCGCATGCCGGGGCCGCAGACCGCCCACAGGAACGGCGCCCACAACGTGTCCTTGCCGCAACCTTGGTCGCCGCCGTGCAGCACCGCGTGGTTGATCTTGACCTGCGGGTTCTGCAACTTGTAGGCCATGACGTTGAACACATGCTCGCGCTCTTGCGCGTCCGGTATCAGCAACTCGGCATGGTCCAGCCACACGCCGATGTCGCCACCCGACGGCACGCCGGACAGGTCCGGCCGCGCGTCCACCCAGCGGTTGCCGTAGACGTCGCCTTCCAGCGACACCAGCACGCTGTCGCCTGCGGCGTAGGTGATGCCCTCCAGCACGCGGGCACCCGCCGATTGGCGGTTCTCGTCGTAACAGACGGACGCCTCGACGCGGCGCTCGGTGTGGATCGACTTGCACGACACATGGCGGAACACGGCGTTGAAGGCCGCGCGCGACATCTCACGACGGCTCGCCAAGTCGAAGTAGGTGTCATCCGACACGACGTAGGCGAAACGCTCGTACCAGCTTGCCTTGTCAAGGCGGCCCAACTCCTTGCGCTCCACCTCGGCGATGACCTCCGACGCGGTGTCGCGGAACATATCGTTGGGCTTCAAAGCCTCGGCCACCGACGCCATGCGCTCCGCGACCAACTCCTCGCGAAAACCCGGCTGGACCTTGGGGCCGCCCTGCTCGGCTACCCATGCAAGGAAGGCGTTGCTGTCCAGATGCTCGCAGTGGCCGTGGTAACAGCAGAACGCCCGGTTGACGGGCGAGTAGCGGCCCTCGATCTGGCCGTCTGTATGCTCGGCATTGTTGGGGCACACGACGCCGCACCAGCCCTCTTGGTTGACGTGGGACAGCACCAGCCCCTGATCGGACAGCCAGCGCAGGACGCTGTCGCTGCCGGTGTCGCGGATCTTGATGGACGTGATCCCTTGTCCTTCGGACGGGCCGGGTGTAACCTGAAGGGCTGCGCAAATGTCCTCCAGTGTATACTCGCGACCGGGCGTGAACTCCACTAGACGCGCCGCGAAGCTGTCGCGCCCCGGCTTCTGGTTGATCGAGCCGGGCAGACGGCAGTTGCGCACCGCGTTGGTGGCGCCCGGATCGGTGTAGCCCGCCTCTGCGATGGCCGTGATGGCCGCCGTGAAGTCGCCCTTGGATGGCTGTTCGCTGAAGGCGTAGCCCCACTGGAACGATCCCGCCGACGTCTCGATGATCCATGTGGGCGGCAGCGGGGGCACCTTGGACTTGGTGCCGATGTCGTCCAACATCATGAACAGGACGTACTCGCAGTGCGCCGCTGAGGCCGATGGTTTGCCGCCGTCAAAGCGGGACGCGATAAAACTGCCGGTGTTGACGAACCAACTCTCGCCATCCTTGCGCTTGTGCGACGGCAGGAAGGCAGGCCAGGTGTAGCGCGGGCTACCGTCGATATGCAGCACCTGCTCGCCATTGCGCAAAACCGGACGTTGCCGGACGATCAGCGCTGTCTCGCCGGCTGGCGCCAGCTTGACCAAATAGTCAAGTAATTCCATGTTTCCGTCCCTTATGAGATCGCGCAGCGGTCCCCACGACGCGCGGCGCAAGTATACTCGAAATGTGCGCGCTGGTAAAAGGCTGAGGGTTACCAGCGCGCTTAAAGAAAGGCCTTCGGGGTGTGGTGTCTGTGTGCTTGCAACCTTCTGGATACCGCAGGACCGCTGCGACGCCGGATGCCGGCGGACTGCCGGAATTTACTTCCAAACTCTTCCGCTTCGCACAGCCCAAACGTGCTCACGAGAAATGCCGAATAACTTGGCTAACACGCTTGCGGTAGACGGCGAACGACGAATGACCATCACGTCCTCAACACTTAATTTGGACTGCGGATGACTTTCACCGCGACGTTGGCGGCCGTGCTTTTGTGTATCTTCGGCGTTGTCGGCGGGGGTGCCCCAACGCAAATTGTTTGCGCGATTATTAGTCTTATCGCCATCACAGTGAAGAACCTGCGGCGTGCGAAGGGGCGGCGCGCCCAAAAAGGCTTGCGCGACCAAACGGTGGACGCATTCTTGCCGTCGCGCGCCACCCGCAGTCAATGTCACTGCAAGATAGCCATTCCTCTTCAAAACCGGCGTTAGCACGCGCCCACAACGAACCGCGCGTGCGTCGCCTTTGGCGCGCACAACCATGTCGGCGGAACGCACCAGACCAGTATCGCTGACCTCGTAACGCCCCCATCCTTGAACGGGCACCCATCTCATTTGCCATACCGCTGCATGATTGTGGCTTCGGCGCCAAGCGGCAGATTGTGGCACCACTTCGGCGCGGTACACATAATGCCAAGCAATGTTTCTTTTGCTTCCTCAGCCATTTCCTTTTCTACCTCCAGCACTATTTCGTCGTGAACTGTTAGTATAACTGGAAGATTTATTTCGTCAAGGCGGCGTAAAGCATGGCGGAGGATGTCCGCAGCGGTGGCTTGCGTGATATTCTCGCATGCAAGGCCCTTCCAAAGCCTGGCTCTCGGCCACTCCTTGGCGTCTGCGGCGGGTTTCCATGACGCCTTCGCATACGTGACGCCCTCCTCTTCGATCCGTGCGAAAGGATAACAAAGAACACGGCCCGACGGCAAGGCGTACCAGAGATGGCAGCCGTCGTAGTAATACGCCACGCGGCCCGCCTGTATCTTTGTCTTCGGGTTCCGAATTGCGCGTGTGTATGCAATCTCCAGATCCTGCCAGTAGGGCACCGACCACGGATTGGCGCGGCGCCATGCGTCCACCATCTTGCGGGCCTCGCTCTCAGGCAGGCTCAGACCGTAAGCACGGCCCATCGCCGCGAAGGCACCCACGCCGCCAGCAAAGCCGCACGCCAACTCCTGCACCTTGCCGACCTGGCGCAGGTCCTTGGTGACGTCCTCGACGCGGCACCTGAAGGTGGCGGCCGCGTTGACCTTGTAGACGTCGGCACCATCACGAAAAAGTGTCAGCTTGTCCTCGCCCGCCTCGCCGCTGCACCACGGGGTGACGCGGGCCTCGATGGAGGACCAATCGGCGACCACGAACGACTTGCCGGGTGCCGGGATCAATGCGGGCCGCAGCATGCCCTTCAGGACGTCGGTGACGCGAGTGCCGTACTGCGGCACGACGTCGTGCCCGCGCACCAACGCCTGGCGGACTAGTTCAGGTTCGTCGGCACATCGTCTTGGGAAATTGTGGACCTGAAGACCATAGCTTGACGCTCGGCCTGTAGCTGAGCCACCACAGAATACAAACGCACCCCGGACGCGACCGTCTTGATCATCGCTAAGCGCTGCGGCACGGCTAAACTTCGCCACGGACGATGCCCAGAGATCGTCCGCGCACTGCACCACTTCCGCGACTTCCGCAGGGACTTCATCGGGGTTCTCCATCGCCAGCAGGTTAGCGCGCACGGTCTTGTCGATGCTGGTCTTCTCGACGCCGTCCTTCCATACCTGCATCAGCTTGCGGGCTTCAGGCCCGACGCGCTCCTGCACCCACTCCCGCATGCGCGGACTGCGCACCGACGTCAGCACGCCGCCGGTCACATCCTGCACCACCTGCTGGATGTCGTCCAGTTCCTGCGCCGCGTAGCGCACGGCGGCCTTGGCGAGTGGCACGTCCAGGCGCACGCCTCGGTCGTTGATGCGCTCGTTGATGTGGTAGTCGGACAGTTCCTCGTCGGACAGTTCGCGCAACGCCTTGGATATGGCGCGCATGGCGCGGACGTCCTGCTCGCAGTAGGCCACCATCTCGGCCATCAGCGTGGGGTCGTCGCGGAATGCGCCGTCGCCCTGCGGGATCGACAGTAGACGGATCAACTGTGCGCCCCGGTGGTCCTTGCGCATGCCAGCACCCGCGAAACGGCCCACGTCCTCCAGGCTGCCCGGTGCGCAGTTGGCGCGGGCCTGTGTTGCAGTGCAATAGAACTGCTCCAGCGCGGGTTCCGGCACGCCGAAGTCGGGACAGATGACGTACCAGAACATCAGGCGCTCGAACGCCGCGTTATGGGCGCGGATCTGCCCCCGGTGCAGCGCGACGCGCGTCGGGAAAGGCTCGCTTGGCCGCCACGTCTGCACGTCTTCGTCGTCGAAGGCGTAGGACATGCACAGCACCTCCGTGCTGGGGTCTTGGGCGTAGTTGTAGACGCCGCGTCCCGGCAGGTCGCAGCGGCTGCGGGTTTCTAGGTCAATATATAATATCATGATCATAGGTGCGGGGCCGCCCAACCAGGGAGGAAATAGCGGCCCCGCGCGCCCGCTTACGCAGTACGACGACGACGGACGGTGGCTTCCGGCGTCGGTTCAGCGGCGGGCGCATTCGTCTTGCCTTCCAGATCAATCCAGTTGCTGATCTCGAAGACGGGCGTGAAGATGCGACCGTAGGACTTGTGCATGTAGTGTTCCTTCTTCAGGCGCACCACCGGCACAGGCTTGGTCTGGTCCTTCTCGACCTGCGCGGCAATCTCAAGAGCCAGCTTCTGAACGGCGCGCTTGCCGCCCACGGAGGTGACGTTGTAGCGCGCCTCCATGCCCTTGTCGTCGCCGTTCATGCACTTGAGGCTCATGCCGACCTGCATCTCCCAGCCGCGCTTGGCGCCCGGCGGAGGGTTATCCATTTCGGGAAGCGGGTCCGACACCGGAACCATCTTCTCGCCCAGCACCTCACCCTCGCCCCAGGCAATGAAGCCGTGGACAAAGGAGAACGGGTTGATCGCCCAAGTGCTGTCGTCGTCGATTTCGGTCTGGTCGGCACCGAACACCCAATGGCCAGTCTTGTCCATCTTGAGAATGACCATGCCGGCAGCGCCGACCTCGCTTTCGAGGCTGCGCAGGGCAGTGGTCAGGGACTGGACGGAGGGGAGGTTGCCGTTGCCGAAAGATACTACGTCGTTCATTTTATTCTCCTATAGTTTACCAATGCCGGGTCAGCCCGGCGCTCTATTCAGCGCGCGCAAACGCGCCAAATTCCTTTTCCGCAGCGGCCTTGTAGGCTGCGTGCGCTTCTTCTTCGGTGTCGTAAGAACCAAGAGACACCTTTTTGTTGTCTATTGTTATGTGCGCCCTAAAACGACCCAACCTTTTAGACGCGCCTTTTAGTTTACAAGTACACCCAAGAACTTTTTTTCTGTTTTGGCTGTTTTGACGATGTGTTGATACACGAAGATTTTCAATTCTATTGTCGCTGCGAACGTTATTAATGTGGTCGATCTGTACCTCCGGCCATTTAGGCCAAACTCCGTAGACGTATAGCCACGCCAACCTGTGAGCTAAGTAGAGACGGCCTTTTATTTTAACCCGCAAATATCCTTTTCCGTTCGGCGTCCCGGTTGTCCGTCCTATTTTAATACGTTTACCAACTGCCGCTTTCCAAGTGAAAACGCCTGTATCAGGGTCATAGTGCAACAGTTCTTTCAGTTCCTGTTGGGTCGGCATGTTAAGCAATCTTTCCAAGCGCGGTGGTTAACTGCTTTCCGATGTTAAGCACGGCGGGCCTCGGATCGTCCGCGCTTGCCAACGTGTTACCTGTTGAGACGGACACGATCAGGTCAGACGGCAGCGGGACATTGTGCTTCTTGAGCACCTTCTCCATCTGCGCGGGCGACTTGGGGTCCGTCAATTGTTCGATATTAAGCCCTGCTTCGGTCAGGGTCGTCAAGACTTTTTTGTCGTCCACCCACTTGCGGGTGGCGCGCTTGGGCACCAGCTTCCAGCCGGGCACCTCGACGCCTGCCTCCAGCAGTTGCTGCGCCATGTCGCGGGCATCCATGATGTAGCCCTCCAACAGGTCGATCTGCCCGAGTGCCTCGGCCAGGCGGTCCACGTTGACCGTCTTCAGGGCCGTGCGGGCGGCGCGGGCGACGGCACCGCTCACCACCGGGCAGATCGTCTTGGCGGTACACCAGCGGCAGTGGTCGCCGGCTGCCAGTGGCGCGTCGGGCTGCTCGGCCGCGCGCACCGCCAGCATCAGGTCGGCCTCGAACTGCTTGACGCGGGCGGGCGTCGTCACCCAGCGCTTCACGTAGGGCGGCTGGACGATGATGATCTCGATGTCCTCGACGTCCTTGAAGGCCCATGCGGTCTTCTCGGTACGGAGCGCTGCGGCAACGTAGAACAGACCCTGCGGGTTCTCCTCCGCGTCCACCGCGACGCCATCGCCGAACTTCCAATCCAGCAGGATGCCCCGCTTGCCCATCCGGCCCACGACGTCGGCGGACCCGAACACGCCGGGCAGGGCGGCGCCAAAGCCGACGACCTGTTCGACGGCGTACTCCATCATCTTGTCGGGGTCGATCTCGTCAAGGGCGGCGAGCGCTGGCAACAGCTTGCGCTCCATCAGGTCGTCGGTCAGTTCGATGCCGTTGTAGGTGACGCCCAGGAACTCCTGCGGGTCCTTGCCCGTCTCCAGGATGGTGGCGATGGTGTTGTGCAGCAACGTGCCGGTGTCGGCGTGGACCGACGACGGCTGCGGGGGCATGGTGCGGACAAGCGCGACGCTGCCGGGGCAAGCCAAGACACGCTTGGCGGTCGAACCGCCGACGACATTTGAGTGAGCAGCCATAGTGTACCTTTCTGTGTTGACGGCCCGACGCTACAGAATGTTTGTTGACCTGTCAATGATTGTTTGGTAGATGATGTGCATGACGCGCGAAAGTGAGATCGAACAGTACTTTGTGTGGACCGTCCAGCGCATGGGCGGCGTCACCTACAAGTTCCGCGCGTTGAACTGCAAGGGCGTCAGCGACCGCATCGCCTGCCTGCCCGGTGGGGCGACGTGGTTCGTGGAACTGAAGGCACCCAACGGCCGCTTGTCGCCGCTGCAACGCAAGTTTGCGGAGGACATGCAAGAGCGCAACCAGAACTACACTACACTATGGTCAAAAACGGAGATAGATGAATGGCGCGCGTCCTTATAGCTTGTGAATTTTCAGGTGTAGTGCGACGGGCATTCCGCGACGCGGGGCACGACGCTTGGTCTTGTGATCTGTTGCCGGCTGAAGACGGCAGCAACCAGCATGTGGTTGGCGATGCCCGCAAAATCCTTGATTGGGGTTGGGATTTGCTCATTGTGGCGCACCCGCCTTGCACCCGGCTGTGCAATTCAGGCGTTCGCTGGTTAACCAAACCGCCAAAAGGCAAGACCCTCGAACAGATGTGGCAAGAACTGGACGACGCGGCCGATCTGTTTTCGGCGTTCTGGAACGCGCCCATCGAGCGCATTTGCATCGAAAATCCAGTGATGCACAAACATGCCAAAACGCGGATCAAAAACTACGAAGACTTTACGCAAAGCATTCAACCGTGGCAGTTTGGGCATGGTGAAACAAAACGCACCTGTTTCTGGCTCAAGAACCTGACGCCGTTAAAAGCCACCAATATTGTTGATGGTCGCGAGGCGCGTATTCATCGAATGCCGCCCGGCCCTGATCGCTGGCGCGAGCGGTCGCGTTTCTTTCCCGGCGTTGCCGATGCAATGGCTGCACAATGGGGCTGACACTCAGACCATACCAGAACGAGGCGGTCACATTCCTCTACGAGCGTGACCGCGCCATGATCCTGGCCCCTGTGGGCGCGGGCAAGACCGCAATAACGCTGCGGGCGATGGCCGAGATGAAGCGCGACGGTCACGCCAGGCGCTGGCTGGTGGTGGCGCCCAAACGTGTGTGTACGGACGTGTGGCCCGTCGAGGTGGCGAAGTGGGCGCCGTCGCTGTCTTATTCCGTTGCCGTCGGCACCTCCACCCAACGCAAGGCAGCGCTCTCGTCTAGCAGTGACATCGTCATTGTCAACTACGACAACCTCGACAAGCTGCCGGCTGACCTGCCGTTCCAAGGCGTGGTGTTCGACGAACTGACGCGGCTCAAGAACCCGTCGGGCAAACGCTTCAAGGCGTTCTACAAGGTGCTGGACCGCTTCCCCGTCCGCTGGGGCCTGACCGGATCGTTCACCTCGAATGGCCTTGAGGACGTCTTCGGCCAGTGCAAGGTGGTGGACGAGGCATTGCTGGGCCGCGCCAAGGGCGCGTTCCTCCAACAGTACTTCGTCTGCATCAACCGCGAGTTTGGCGATTGGCAACCGCGTCGCGGTGCCCTCGAACAGGTCATGGCGCGCATCCGCCCGGCGACGTTCGTGCTGGAACCCGGCGTCTACAAGGACAAGCTGCCGCCCTGCCACGTCGTCGAGATGCGCTGCGACATGCCCGACCGCGAGCCATACGAGAAGATGAAACGCGACTTTGTGGCCGAGGTGGGCACCCGCGAGATCACCGCCCTGTCAGCCGCTGCCGTGACGAGCAAGCTGCAACAGATGGCGGGCGGCTGGGTCTACGACACGGTGACGGAGGCAATGGACACGGCGGGGGTCTTCAAGTCCTACAAGTTCGCGCACTGGTTCTCCCGGCACCGCTTTGACCTGCTGGACGAGATCTTGGAAGGCAACCAGCAAGACAACACGCTGATCGTCTACAACTTCGTCGAGGAACTGGCGCAGTTGAAGACCCGCTACCCGCACCTGTGGACGCTGGACGACGGCGCCGACGTGGTCGAGCGCTGGAACAAGGGGCAGATCCGGCTGCTGGCCGTCCACCCCAAGTCCGCCGGCCACGGGCTGAACCTTCAGTACGGCGGCAACAAGATGGTGTTCCTGTCGCTGCCGTGGTCGCTGGAATTGTATGAACAGACAGTCGGCCGCATCCATCGCGGCGGGCAAGACAAAGACGTGTGGGTCTACGTGATGCTGACCAACAAGACGATAGACGAGCGCATCTGGGCCGCCCTGGCGGACAAGCGCGCGATTTCCGACATAGCTTTAGAGGAGTTAAAGGGGTGAACTGGTTTACATTGAATGCCGTGCTGCCCAAGCGCAATGAACAGCAGGTGCTGGCAATGCTGGATGAAGAGGTGGCGGTCCACAAGCGCCCGACCTTTGTGGTCCGCATCCACCAGCGCTACACCATGCTGCGCGCGCAGCGGGAGCGTCAGGAACTGTTGGAGAAGGTCAAGTCATGACGCAGTTCTTCCTGATGCTGTTTGCTGCGATGGCTGGAACGGTCGCAGGTATTGTCGCCGTCATCTGGTGGCTGTGGTGAGCCGCGCCGCGCTGATCGAGGCGGCCATCCAGCACGTCAAGACTATAGCACCAAACTCTTACGAAGAGTGGGTCGGGGTCATCATCGACTTCACTTGCAGCGCTTGCGGAACGGATCCCACTCGCCACCCCGGCGAACGCAGTCCTGATACGCCTTCTCTTCTTCCGCTGTCATGCGTTTGGCCAGATGAGGGAGAAGGTTCTTGAACACGGCGACGCCCAGACCGACCCAGAAGGTCGGCCGTTGCGCCACCAGATAGCCGCCAGCGCCGACGCCGACCAGCAGCGCGACGATAGCGGCAATCTCCAGCCAAGTCATACCTTGGGCTGGTTCGGGACCATGTAGGTGACGACGGCGGTCAGGACCGCGCCGAGGATGACCGACACGCTGTCGATCAGGCTAGGCGTCACCCAGCCGGTCGAGATGCCGAACAGGCCAATGAGGGCCACAAGGCTGGTGATGAAGGCAGCGACGGCCTTATGTGCAGTCATGTTATTCACTCCGGGGTTAAAAATAGTTTGCGTTCAGCCTCACGGCGGCGGGTCAACCCCGCCAACGCGCGACCATGAACCTTGTTCCACATCAGGAACGCCTCGGCGGCGGCCTTGACGTCGCCTGCGTTCAGGCGCCGCACGACCGACGAGCCTGCAAAGTTGCCGGGGCCGATGTTGTAGCAAAGGCTGACCATTGCGGAGAACTGGTTGGACGTCGGCTTGACGGTGACGGCCTTATCGACCGCCTGCTCGTACTTGCCCAAGTCGCGGGCCAGTATCTTCTCGGCCTCAGCGGCCGTGATCGTCATGCCCGGCGTCACCTTGGGTTCGCCGGCTGCCGACGTGTGGCCGTAACCGATGGTGTCCACGCCCGCGCTGCACTTGTACGCTTTCAGGCGAAGACCCTCAAAGCTCTTGATCAAGTCCAGACCTGCGGCGTTGACCTTCATGGCTGCCTGTTAGCGATGTGGTTGATGCGCTCGAACATCGTGTTGAGCGTGCGGTCCACCTGGGCAAACCCCTCGCGGATGTCCGTCTTCACCTCGCGCATGGCGATGTTGAAGTCGTCCTTCTGGACGTAGTGGGTGGGAAACTTGCGCACGTCGTCGTCAAGTCGATCCAAGGATGAGTAAACGCGGTTCAAGACGTACCCTCCGAAAATGCCTGCAAGACCGTAGGCGATGTTGAAAAGCACCTGATAATCCACCTTGTTACCTCGACATCCGATTAACATTCGACGGGGTTAACGAGTTAGGCGTTACCGCGCGCTGCACTTCTCGCTCAAGCATCTGCGTTTCTTGCCGGGCAATTTCTTTTTCGCGGGCGGCTTCACGGAGTTTGGCGCGCGTCTCAGCCCCTTGCCTAATCCGCGAACCGAAAAGCGGCGTGTAAGGTCCAATTTTGTCGAACAAACGCCGGACCAGCCCCTCTTTCATCTCGGGTACGTTTACGTCGCGCATCTCAAACCGCGCGCCTGTCGGAGCGCGCGACAGCACGGTTTCAACGGTGCTTATCGTATCGCGGATTTCCTGCGCGCCCTTGGTGCCAAACAAATATTCTAACTTGCCTGACCGATCCAGTTCACGCACGCGCGTCTGGAATGAACGCAACGGAGCGTCTGCAGATTGACCTCTACGAACTTTCTGGAATAGTTCATCGGCTTCATCGCGCATCTTGGCGAGCGTGAGGCCTTGCAATTCCTTCCACGCCTGCTTGGCTTCTTCGCCGCCTTTCTTCAAAACGACGCCGATGGCGCGGGTGTCTTCCAGACTGCCGTCCAGAATTGAATGCTTGAAGATGTCATCCAACGCTACAGCACGGTCTTTTGATCCGGCTTTAGTGCTTAACAGGTCGCTGACATAAGATGCGTTTTCAAAATACTTGGCGTAACGCGCGCGCAAACTGCGAGCAGTGCGAAACTTTTCGCCGCCCGATGCTTCCATAACATTGTCGATAACGGTTTTGATTTCTTTGCCGATTTTGGCGTTGGGCGTGTCCGGCTGAATGAGCCTGTTGACGTATTCGCGCACTTCCTCCATCTGCCCGAGACGAATTTTGCCCGTGCCCATAGGGTCAATGCGTTTAAGTTCTGCGTCAACGGCGTCAAGAATACTCGCCAGTTGGCTGCGGGTTGTAGGTGGGTAGCGCTCAATCAAAGACGTTATGTCTGTGTAAGGTACTTGCGCGTCTGCTTCGGGAGACTGACGAGCGGCGGTGAAAGCCTTATCAACCTCAAACTTGGCTTTCTTGGCCTCTTCAACCAGCGCTTTGTCCACGGCGCGTCCGACCGGGCGTACCAGTTCCATGTCGGCCTTTTCGGCACCCGTAGCGTCAATGTACTTGTCAAAATTGCGGATGATGGCTTCGCCCGCTTTTTCCTTTTGTTCAACAAGCGGACGGCCAGTTGTCTCCGGGAATTTTTTCGCCATCGTCTTTTCAAACTCAAGCTGCGTCGGAGACTGCGTCACCTGTCCGCGTGTGAGCGGTACAGGCTCGCGCAATCCGGCAGCGGTCGTCTGACGAAGTGTAGCTTCGGGCGTCTCTGCCGCAGACAGCCCCTTGATGGCTGAAACATCAACAGCAGCCGACGCAGGGGCCGTAGGCACGGGCGCGCCACGCATAGCGTTCCGCGTAACTGCGACCGGAGCGCCAGTAACAATCTTCGGTGCTTGCGCTTCGCCCATAAGGTACAAATCGGTCAACAACCGACGCCGCGCGGTGTCGGGCGCATACGGGATCGCGCCGCCCAGCGTTACAACTTCATCAGGCAAATACTCTACTGCTGCCGCAGCGCCGCCGGCCACGGCTTGACCGATGCCCCCGATAACACCCTTGCCCGCGCCGATAAACTTGTTGACGACGCCAGGCTGTTCAAACTCAGCCAAACCTTGAGCCGCAAGCGCCTGCCACGGTTCCATTGCTCTTGCGGTAAGATTGACATCGCGCGGCGCGTTGGCTTTGCCTTGCGCTTGGGGAATAAACTTAGGCGCGCCGGGTACGGTAGGAACGGCCGCCTGCATCCCTTCGCCGCCGATCTGCGATTTCAAGACGCCTACAAGCTGTTCCATCGTAGCGCCTTCCGGCCCCTTGATGCGGTGAACTTTGCCACTAGGGTCTTTAATCTTGTAGATCGGCATTCGCCTATTCCTCTACGCCTTGGTATTCAAAACCATCTACAGTTGCGCCGGGGGCAACGGGCGGTGCCGCAGGCGTTCGACCGCCAGCACTTTCTTCGGCAAGAATATTGTCAATATCTGCTTGCCCGCGTTTGCCAGCCTTTGCGCGCATCCCCTTGATGGCAAGTTTGCGAGCGCGGCGTTTGTCGGCCAGAAGTTTTTCGTTTCCTTCGTCGCCTTCGGTAGGGAAGTATTTGCGGTATTCGGCCGGGAACTCCGAAGTTTTGATTTCTGCGCCGCTTTCTGAACGAAGGATGGCGGTTACAAAATCAAGCTGCGCGCGTGCAAGCCGTTGCTCTTCTGGTGAGAGCGTGGGTAGCGTTGCGTTGAACGCGCTTTCGAGTTGCGATGCCAAGTTGGCGCCCGCCGACAAAGGCAAGGACTGTACGGCCCCCAAGAAGAAATTAGTGACGGCGTCTGTCGTCACTACGCCAGCCGCTTCCAATTCGTTAGTAATGGCGTCGCTGTCAGCCATACGGAGCGTAAAGTTGACGGCCTTACCTTCACCTTCCGTAAGATCGTCTTCTTTTCCTTCTTTAGCTTTCGGCCTGAACGCCGGTGCCTGCGCGGTGCCGGGAACAACTGCCGCCGGAGCGCCGGGAACAGGCTGCCGTGGTGTGACGACATCGGGTGCCGGGCCGGGAGCGGTGCCGGGGGCAGCGCCGCCCGTAACATCGGCTGGAATAACCTCGCGAGTGCGCGGGTTCGTCCAGAAGAAACCGCCTTCGGCTTCTTGCAGTTTCCATTCGCCTAAGCCCTTCGCATCAAGCGCCGCTTTCTGTCGGTCAAGTGCAAGATTGCCGCGCGACACCTCAAGTTGGCCCATTTGGATTTGTGCGGTCTGCCCGCGCTGAATAGCGGCCAAGGCTTCTTGCCCTGCGGGGCTAGACGACAAAGAACCAATCAACGCCGCCTGAACTTCCTGCGGAGATTTGCCCGTAAGCGCGTCTACATACGGGGTCAAACTATCTTGCATTTCCGGCGGGACAAGATTAAGCGCGCCCGCCATATCGCCAGTCTGGATGCCGTACGTGTACGCCGGAAGCAGTGCCTTGATCGCGGCGTCTTCCTGTGCCTTCGCGGCTGCCTTCGCATCTTCCGCAGCCTGCGCCTGCCGAGCCGTCTCGATCTGGTAGATGTTCTCCGCACCCCGCACACGCTGTTGCATGAGCGCGTTCACGTCCGGCATGTTGTTGGCCGCGTTCGCGAAGGCGTTACTGACAATACTGGGGTCAAGTGGCATGACCGCTCCTTAATAAACGCCGCCGATATTTGTGGGGTTATAGAAAGACGACGAGGATGGCGTGATGGACTGCAAATAGTTCATGTATGGCTGGTTGGCGTAGTAACTGCCGACGCCCTGACCGATTGAACTGAATGCATTGCCGATGGCGCCCGCAGTCCCAGCCGCCGCTGCCGCGTTGACGTTGCCGCGCTGCGCCGCGATCTCGGCCAGCGCTGCGCCGGTCGAGCCGACGTTGGCGGCCTGCCCCGCAGCGGCAGCCTGGCCGATGCCGGTCAGGTAACGATAGGGGTCCATGCGCGCCTCGCGCTGGGAAAGGTAACGGCTGAAAGCGTTCTCGTACTCGGAACTGGCGAGGTTCTGGCCGTACTGCTGGATGCCCTTGAGCGTGCCACCCGACTGAAGCAGACCGCGCGCCGCTGCCGACCGTTCCAGCGCCTTCATGCCTTCCGCCATGCGGAAATTGTACCCCG